GTTTAGAACGCATTTTTTGTGCAGGAAATGTTGATTTTTTAATATTATGTCGTTGGTATTTATCTCCTTATATGGATTTATTTATGCGAAAGCGAGATACTTTATTTGGTCAAATTGGCATGAATGCTATTGGTCCAGAATTTAATCGAAGAATTTTTGAAACATATAAAGTTATTTCAAAAGATGACGATTATACTAAATTTTTGGAAGATCCAGGTTGGATGGATTCTGATTATTCTAAGTATGATAAGAAAATTTTAATATTATCATATGGTGTTCATGTGTTGTATAAACTTGTTTTAGCAACACCTTATTATCAGGATCCAAAAAATAAAAGAGATTTAAATCGTATTACTATGATTTTAAAATCTCTCCAACAATTTGTTCTAATTATCGGAAATGATGTATTTCTTTTAGATGAAACTCTCCCTAGTGGAGTATTTGGAACTGCTTTTCTTAATTGCATTATGGAACAAATTATGCAAGTATTACAATTTTATTACTGTATTTATGTTACTAAGCTAGGAGAAAAGAAAATATATGGTTCTTTTGTAAATACTTTACAAGGAATTTTTCCTTTTTATGATCATGTTTGCAATCGTAATTATGGAGATGATAATTTTAAATATGTCTCTAAAGAGTGTAGAAAATACTATACTCAAGAGAATATTTTATCATTTTCAAAATGGATTGGAATGGATATCACACCAGCTAAGAAAGATGAATCTAGAATAGAATTTAAAAAGCCTACATCCTTATACTTCTTAAAAAGATCTGCGACTTTTTGTCCAGAACTTGGAGTATTATTAGGAAAGCTTGATATTACATCTATTGCTCGAATGCTAATGTTTACTGACTCACATGTTCCTGATTGGAACGAAGTAGTCTTAAAGCAAGCCCTTAGGGAACTTGCTTATCACGATGAAGATACTTTTGAAAAGTTTAAGAAAATATTTAATATATTTCTTGATAAAACTCAACAAGAATATCGGAGTGAAATATTCAATGATACCACACATCATTGGTATATTACTAATCTAGAAAATAGATTAGAAGTAGATGATTATAATCATCTATATGTGGAGTCGCAGTCGGCGACTATAAGAAAAATAGTGACTTCAAATAATTGATGTCTTAACCGACATCTTTATTAGTTTCATTAACTGAAATTACCC